GTCGTCTCACTTTTGGGCTCTGCTCAAGGCAGGTGTATTCGACGAGATGGCGTCCAAAAACATCTCCATGCCAGAGGCTAGGGTAGGATTCATAGATCTGCTGAAGAAGATCAAGAAAGTAAAGACTATTCCATCAGAAGTTTCAGATAATTCACCGCTCAATATGTTCTTAAACCAGAGAGATACATATAAATGCTTCAATAAGGCTTTACTGTTAGATCCACTTATACGAGCCGAGATATCCGCGATTTGGCCGTCAATGCGCGAGACAAAGAGAAACGACATACCATTCGCTTTTGGGACTGCTCCTACGATACCAGTAATAGCATCCGTCGCGGTCGCTGAGAAACTTTTGGAGTCTCAAGAGAGATCTGAGAACACGGATAGGATCAAGGTCGCTATGATCGGTTTATTTCATTCTTCATCTCACAGGAGTGGGATCTCAAAGCGAGGCAAACCCTGGTCAAAGGTAGATGTGATCCTGTCCGATGGCATCTCAAGTATAGAGTGCGTATTCTGGGATCAGAAGAAATCTCTGAGGTATCCAGTAAACTCGTTGGTTTACGTTATGGGGTATATCAAGCGTGGCTGGAGAGGATCTGCGACCCTTGATCTCCTAGAGATAGAGAGACTCAATAAGTTCGATCATCTAAACAAAAAATTATCTTAAGTATAAGATTATAAATAATATAAGGAGAAAATATGGATAGCGTATTTGTTGTGACGAGCAATCCGCCCGAGACACTCTCGGACAAGGAGATGGTCCTATCCCCACCCACCTTCCTCGATGAGGTGCGAGCTTGTGTTCGCAAGAAGGGTAGTTCCGCTACTCTTGGACCCAACTACCTGCGAGCGATTGCTGATGAGATAGGTAGGAAATACGATAAGTTCTTCAACCCATATCGCAACGTAGTTCCACAAGATTTCGTTGGTCGAATATGCGAATCTGACGAGGAAATCGCTGCAGTGGTGCACAATATGTTTCAAGCTACGTATCCGATCATATATGAGAAATACTATGAGACGATACTAAGATCGCGTCCTTTCAATACTAGAGTCATATATTTCTCAGGTGACATTAGTCACGTTACGGTATTCAATCGTCTAGGTATCCGTAAGATATCTATCGATGACGTACCGAGCTATATCGGAGTTATCTGGCCTAGATCTGTGCAAGAAGACGCGGTACACTCTACTAAGAGTGTAGATTCCGCATCGGAGCAGATCACACCTGCATCGATATCGGAAGTCATCCAGACGACTCACGTTGCGGCTCCTGAGCAATCGATTATTCTTGAAGAGTTGGCCAAGATCGATCAACAAGAGAGGCCAGTTGATGTCAATGCTAAGACGGAAAAATCTAGACATCAGAGATCGTTGAATAGACAGTCTAGTCTAAACCGACATGTATCTAAGAATGACGCATCTATTAAATGATACTAATGTATAATAAGATTACCCAATCTTGGGTATTTGACTAACCTATATAGGAAAGGAATTAACAATGGTAAAGAGCACATTGAAGATTAATCTTGACTCACTTAAGGAACGCAAAGACTGGAAAAGACATCCAGTAAATCAAGGCGATAATATCTATCGGATCTTGCCACCTTTCGGCGACGTAGCTGAGGGATACCCATACAGACGATGGGTCATCGCGTGGCTTATGGACCCACAGACCAATCGCAAGCGTCCATATGCATCTCCTAGATCGTTCGCGGCGGATTCTGCATGCCCCGTGTCGGAGTATATTTCACTAGTCGAGAAGAAGAAAGAAGCGCTTGAAGCTTCTCTTAAGAATCGCGGTGCTTCGCGAGAAGAACTCAAAGAGGCTCTTAAGCCGTACACAGAAGTGTTATGGACCATCAAGCCTAAATCTTCATACATCTATAATGCCTGTTCCAAAGCAGGAGAGGTAGGTCTTCTAGAGCTTAAGAAGACTGCGCACGACTCCATGAAGAAGCAGATGATGCAATATGTTACAGACTACGGTCAAGATCCTACATCACTAGCATCAGAATCTGATGATTCTGGAGTATGGTTCAAGATCACTCGAGAGGGCGAAGGAACCGACACAGAGTACTCGGTGTCTAAAAATCAGACCAAGAAGAAGACATCTGAGGGAATCGTCTGGGTTGATGATAGAGATTCATTGCCAGACAACGTAGTTGACAACTACGACAATCTCGGGTACGATCTGACTACGCTATACAAGCGAATGTCGTATGAGGATATCAAAGACGTTTTAATGTATAATCTTGCCAACATCTACGCTCAGTATCCAGAACTCATAGTTGACGGCTTCGAGGTAGAGGTTGAAGAACCTAAACCAAAACAGGTGAAACAACCTCAAAGAAACGTTGACGCGCAGGAACCTAAATCTCCGATCAAGAAACCTATTAACATCCGTCTCGACGATCTCGAGGATGATGAGAGACCCATGCCTAAGGCAACCAAGCCCACAGTGGACACAAAATCTAGGAATGCTAAACAACAGTCAGACGATGAGATATTCAAGTTCGCAGAATCACTTCTTGACAACTGAGGTGAAAATTGAGTACCGATCTTGCAACTATTGAGTCCAACATCGACTCGATAGACATAAAACACATAGCAGCGTTCTCTCGTAAGCTGAGCGATATCGGTCAAGGCTTCAACAAGATGATGGCTCCCGTGTATCTGCGGGACTTCATCATCGCCTATGACGTGTCGTCTGTCATGCACGCGAAAGCAGTTCAAGCCGAGCTCAACTCCAAGGCGGCACTAGACACCGCCGAGGCTATCGCTTATCTAGATAGAGCGCCAGACTACTTTAAGACTAAGGGCGAGAAACCCACGGTCGAGTCGCGCAAGGCATACGTAGCACTCGACCCCGATGTCCAGAGAGCAAAGGATGTGTATGCTCGCGCACAGGCGCTCTCTTTGCTTTTAAGAAATAAAGTTCAAGAGTTTAGGTTTGCAATTGATGCCGTTAAGAAGCTATCCGAAGATGGTTATATGACCCCTTGGGAAGGCATGAAGTGATATGTCCGTAGATAAGACAGATTTTCAAATAAAGTATGGAAAGAATGGCAGAAAAGATAAGCTCTACAGGCATTTTTGTGATAAATGCGGCTTTGATAAAGGTTATCTTCACTTTGGTAAAATTGATGGCATTTCTTCAGCAGACAGGATGTGCGGTAAGTGCATGGGCGTTGTCGTGGGTGCTGCATCAAAAGGCAGAGTACCCACAAATAAGGGCAAACCAATAAGCGAAGATATTAGATTAAAGCTTCGCAAAGCAAATCTAGGTAAGTCTCCTCCCAACAAAGGACAAAAAGTTTCAGAACAGACAAAGATAAAAATTAGTTGTAAAGTTCGCGGCATATCGTTAGACGAATTCGATGATTTTGGGTGGAAACAAGACTCTGTAAGGAAGCAGAAATTCGACACAGAACTTCGTAAGAGATGCTTCGAGTTGGCAGACTATACCTGTGACTGCTGCTTAAGACGAGGTGTTGCCTTGAATGCTCATCATTTATATGATTACGCAAATCATCCTCATCTACTTAACGAGTTAACTAATTTAGTTTGTCTTTGTGAAACCTGCCATAAAGAGTTCCATATTAAGTATGGTCGAACGCAAAGAAATAAGAAGATCTTAA